ATCTCTGGATCATCGTCATCAAAATCTCGAATGTGTGGTATTGTTGCCATTAACTCCACCTCAATGTAAACACAATATAATCTTTTTCATATCTAAATTTAAAGCTGATTAGGTCATCACCAGTTATGCCCCATCTACAATGTCTTTCATGTTTGTCTATATTGTTTTCTAACCATTTAACAATTTCATTGTACTTGTCTAGATGTTTAGCACGTACAGTACATTCATGCCAGCCGGGTTTAGTGTTTTCCCATCCGGCATCATAATCATAATGTTCATATATCATTGCCATCTAAGCATAAACCATTCACAATCTTTTTTCTCTCTAAACCAAAACTTAGCATTGTTAGCATACCAACGTTCGTTAGCTGTCCATACACCGGGATTATCTTTTGTGCCGCTTGGCCCGTATGTGAATACACACCATTCAACCATTTCGTTCCATTCTCCGCTAGATATAATTGGAGTTACTTGATGGTAAGGAAAATCAAATGCTGTGCCTATACCATCATAGTTTACATTACGTATTGCCGACCAGCCACCGTTAGCACCGTACAATTTATTAGTCATTTGACGTTTCTTAATCATTGCCATTTTAGTTTTTTTGATTTATACTCATTTACAAAGTCAGTTGTATCTTTTATCTGTTTTTCCCAGTCTATTTCAGTTTTTTTGAGATTTATTACACCATTTACGCTATGATTGTTAAAAGATTGTGCCATAGCCATAAAACCCGAAACAGACGATTTACCATGCACTTTCTTTTTACAGTATTGAGAATGTGCTATTGCATCCACTATATTCATAAATTCATTTTTCCACGGCAAGGTATGATCCTTAAGCAAATATCTATATTTAGACATAGTTTCCTTAACTAGGCTTGAATCTATTATGTCACTGACCTCTTCATTGGACATCAATGTATATCCATAATCTTTCCACTCATATGAAAATGGTGACATATAGTTAATTTTATTGTCTATAGGAATACTCAACGGGTAAAAATTATAAGAAGTAAATATATTGTTACTTACTGCCCAATCTAAGTTACTATCAAACGTACCAAACGGTTCGTACGGTAACCCTATAATAAATGAACCAGTAAGGTGTAATTCTGGATATTTTCTTTTAATTTCAATCAAATAATTTTTTAATTTATCACCAGTCAATCCCTTACCAATTTTTCTGCTAGTTCTCTCATTCAGTGATTCTATACCAAAGAAAAAACCTTTTAAGCCGGATTGAACTAATTTATCAAGTGATCCTTCTTTTGCATGTAACAAATCTACCCTTGCGTATGAAAATAAACTTAGCTTAAAATCCAATTCTTTTGTTATTTCATATAACATATCAACTTTGATTTCATTGTCATTAAAAGTATCATCTGTTATAGTATATTTTGTAATTCCCCATTTTTTGTAATTTTCAATTAATTCTTGTTTAATATCTTCTTTTTCTCTAATGTAATCATTTTTCTTTTTTCCTACTAATGGAAAATTACAAAATTTACATTTAAATATACATCCTCGACTAAACTCTAATGTTAATGATTCGTTGTGATGAATAAAATCCCTATCTGTATATTCATTCTTTAAATGGGATAAATCAAACTTTGGATAATGATGGGTGCAGTTAACAACTTTTTTGACATCATGTGTTTTAATAGACTCTACTACAAATGGATTAATTTTTCCGGTTTTTAAAAAACCTATGATATCATCCATAGCACCTTCAGTGAACCCTTTAAAAAATAAATCAATTCCAATATACTGATTGTCTAATACGCTTGAACCTCCGGCTATAACTTTGACAGACGGATTTATTTTTTTAGATATGTCTATAATTGTATTAACTTTTTCAACATCTAGTTGACTGAGACTTAGACCAAAACCAATGAAATTAATTTTTTGAAATTTATTTAAAAACTCACTTAATTCATCTATAGTCCATGAATTAGAAAAATCTACGACTTCAACTGAAATATCTTGCTTACGAATTAATGATGCTACTCTATGAACTCCTGTGGATCGTGCTATTGCAGTTCTAGGTACTTCATACAAATTATCTCCAAATAATATTCCAAACATAGTGTTATTTATAGCCATCTAAGCATAAACCATTCACAATCTTTTTGACTTTCAAATATAAAGTCTCTGCCTTGACGTTCATACGATCCTTTACAATTGTCTTCTAACCAACACAGAATTTCAATAGCCTGTTCGTTACTACTATAAGCTGGTAACATCACCCGAGTCCATCCTATGCCTTGTAACATTCCCCAAAGTATTTCACGGTCGATATCCCGTGCCATTTGATTGCCGGCCTTATTGAGCATTTCTTCTTCTAGTGTCATCCCCACCTTAACATAAAATAACTAGCATTACTATCATTGTAAAAAGTAAAAATAGTATGTCTGTCCATTTTTGATTCCCAATTAGATCCACCAAAGAGATCAAATTTTGGTTTATAACAAGCAAAATCAAAGTCTTTACCTGATATCCAACCGTGTTGTCTTAACGCAGATACTATATCTAGGGTTTTATTAATATCAATGTATAATGTCACGTGTAACACCTTAGCCCCATCTTAACTCAAATAAGATAGCATCACGTTCATCTTTGAAATAGAAGTCCATATAATCTTCCATTGGATGAGTGGTAAATTTGTCTCCCGGCAACCCGTACTGCTCTATAGCCCAAGCACATGTTTCATCCCAACTAATAATAGTATCACCTTTTTTCCAAGGGATTCTAATTCTAGTAGCCTGCGATACGAAGGGTATCTGCGATTTGTCTTTTAAGTTCTTCATTTTTATGAAATTTCAATGCCCATTGCTCTGGATTAATATAATCATTAACCATCTTAAGTTGATCTGGCTTTAATGTCTCTAAGAATTTTATGCCGCTCTCACTACAATATAACATCCAAGGACTAATCTTTCCTACTGTAATCAATTGACATATACGATTTGGATTGCCATATCTTAAATAATCTCTGGGCTGTATATTATCTTTTTCTGCCCAATCAATTGAGGTTTGTACACTACGATGAATAGCATCAAATGCATCTTCTACTCTAATATACTCAGTTAGGTATTTAGTATATGTAGTATCACTACACCAATTGTCAATCTTAATCTGATTCTTTAATAACCAATCTACAAATCTACTAACATTGATTGTGTTTACATTGACACAGTAATTACCAAACTTAACAAAGGCAATATAGTATGCACTCTTAACAAATTCTTCATAGGTCTTTTGTTTTTTACTTGCTGTATTCTTTTTATAGAACTGAACCCATGCTTGAAATCCAATACGATTACCTTGTTTATCTTTGCTTAACCATCTATCTTTGGTTTCGCACATGTGTTTCATTATCGTGCTTTCACGTAGGAACTCACGCTTACAAAACTCACAGCCAAACTTCAGTGGCTTATCAATTACCGAGGTCTCTTTCATATTCCCGTATCTGTTCTTCTGTTATAACTTCACTCATTACTTCAATGTCAGCCTGCTTCATGTTAGGAAACAACTCTGCTAAACGACATTTCTTCTTATGATTTTCTACAAAGACCTGACTTACTTCTTCAATGTCACTTGTGTTTGCTTTGGGATATATCTTCTTATAGTATTCACGTATATCTTTAATCTTTGCTGGTGCTTGTAATCTGCTTACTTTAAGACTGATGTTAGGGATCCATTGATGAAACTGTTTACCTAATCCAGGACTCGCCGCACATAACATAAACCATTGTAGCTTAGGATGCTTGTACACGTACTCATTAAATAAATATTTGTTAGCATGATAATCAATGCTTTGTAGATAATAACTCTGAACGTCACTAGACCCCTTAACAGCACTCATCCATTGAATCAACATGAAGGGCACAAACTTCTTGCGTTGATTCTCACTTAATTTGTCATAGTAACCATAGTCTTTTTTATCTAATGCCGTAAGTGCATCAAACAAATCAAAGTCTTGATTCTCTAGTTTCTCATCAACTGATACTACTGGTTTTTTCGTTGCCATTAGAATGCCTGTGAATAATCTATAATTTCACAGTTACGACTAATCTCTTTAACAAAGTATACACATCTTGGTTTAGGACCATCATCAATGGGTACGCATAAGAATTGTCCGTTCTTTAATCGAGGAGCATACCATGTTACATCATGGTAAATGTCTACAATCTCAATAGGTAAAAAGCTAGGACTGAAACTAGTTAGTGGATTGAACTCAAATGAATTAAACCCTCTATCATTAATACTAGTAAGAGGTAATGTCTCTAAGTCACCATGTTCTTTTTCACCGATGAGTATCTGCCAGTCTACTGGCATCTTGATAGTAGCATCGCCTATCTTTAACACTAGTGCCGGAGCACTAAATGATTCTAAAAAGATTAACGGGATATAATGATAGTCTACGTTTTGCGGGTTACTGTTGTCCAGTATTGCAAAGCGAAGGTCATCAATTTCTTCAGGTAATGTTTCTAAGTTGTAAAATTCGTTGTCTAGGGTTAATATACGCATAATGTATTATATCATTTATATTTCAATTTTTCAACTGAAAACGGGTATGACGCATCTTTGTAAAATGCTTTCCGCTGAGTTAAATGCCTTTTGGCAAACTTACATGATGAGGTTATATCCCATATCATGACGTGGTCTTTATCTTCTGCTTTGCGAATACCACGCCCGATACTTTGAATCACCCTAACGAATGACTTACCCGGCTCTAATAGCATCACATTAAAGATACGAGGAATATTAATACCCACAGCCGCAACACCGTACGTAGCAATGATAATTTTGTTAGTTGCTGTAGCAATATCATCATAGTGTTCAGTTCTAGTCGTACCTTTAGTACCACCTGACACAAACACTACATTGTCTTCTGCCACACCTAATTCTTCTAACTTGAGATGTAGTAATTGCCCAGCTTCAATTCTATCAACAAGGATCAATGTGTTACCAGTGTCCTTAACGGTATTTGCTAACTCAGCAATCTTTTGCATTCTTAATCCATCACTGGTCAAGAATTTAAGTTCACTTTGGTAGTTTGTAAATTCCATACTATCTTGTAATTGAACAATGTTCACATGACACTGTGATAGTACGCCCATCTCTTGTAATGTACTTGCTGACAATTGATTGATAACAGGCCCTAAACTTACAGTCAATGACATTGATTCGGCTTTTGCTTTAGGAATTGTTCCAGTCAATCCCCAACGCAATGGAATTTGACTCATCACTCCTGTTAATAATGATTTAAGCACATCAGCCTTTGCTTGGTGTACCTCATCAACAATCACGCAAACAACACCTTCAATAAAGTCTTGGAATGGTACTTCTGCTTCATCGGCTTTAGTTTTCTTCAACATGTTACCTAGACTTTGCCATGTACATATTGTATGTGTCTTGTTGTACTCTTTGCGTCCCCCGTAATAGACACCCACATCTAGACCCAAGTTAATATAATCTTTTTCTGTTTGTGTAACCAAACTAGTATTAGGAACAATAATAATACTACGACCATATTGTTCTATACAACTTGATAATGCGGCTGTAACTAGTGTTTTACCAGCACCAGTTGCAATCTCTTGCAATGACTGTGGATTCTTCAAATAATTATTGATGATTTCAATTTGATAGTCCCGCAATATAATAGGTTGTCCTGCTACTGGATGCCCTATTGGCCAGTTCTTGTGTTTGAATGTATCCTCAGTTACTTCAGTAAATGAAAAAGTAGTTGAGTATTCTCTAGTATCTTCTAATTCAATGTCGTAATCTGCTCTATCAAGTACAGGAAGAATTTCTGGTAATAGATTGATATATGTACTACCACTTAGACTAAAATAACTTGCTTTACCATTCCATCTACCTAATCGGACACTTGGCAGATATCGTGCACCGGGAACTTCAAACTCAAACATCTTCATCAATATTTTGCGTTCACTTAATTCGAGTCCTTCAATTTTTACGTTGACCTCATCCTTAACTATAATTTTACATTGTTTCATTTAATATCTATTGGTTGAGAATTTACTAGCTGTACTATCTTACCAGCCTTAATTGGTTCATCATAACTAATATCCCTACTTGTTCTAAACCTAATTACAACAGGGAAATTATAACTACTAGTCTCCTTAGATTTTGTAATCCATTTAGTTTCAGGATCAACTTTTATATTTGCAATTTTTAAATTGTCTCTAAGACTTTTTCTAACTTCAGTTAATATTTTATTACCAGTGAGCACTACATAGTCGCATCCTATTTCTGTTAACCAGGGTACTATATTTAGCATATCACTTACTTCCATTTCATAAACACGATTGGATATAAATGTTTGTCTTTTATCATTGATATCATATATTGATTCATCAATATGAACACCATGATACACTAATTTAGATATTGTAATAGGTGTAGTGTTTAATACCATATCACATAATGCTTCATCTAATTGCTCAGTAGTTGCTACAATAAACAAATTACCATTAATTCTAGTAAGCGTAGGTTGCCAATACTTAATGTCCTTATATCCCTTTATTATGTCAAGTAAATCAGTGACAATATTACAATAGTGTACCACTTTGAAAAACTTATTAGCTGTATATACTAATAATTTTAATGAATGGGTGCTGTACTCTGCGCTATATTGCTTGAGTTCTTTATTCCAAACAAAGGTGTTTGCATCTTCTTTTCTAAACGCATCAATAAAATTCTTGTTATATGGACACTTGAAAATAATTAGATTGCCCTCAATGGACACATGACCGTCAGTATATTGCGGAACACTTTCAATTACCTTGCTGGTCCATGGTAAATAAATTAGTTTATCTGCATCCAATTCATTTTTACTTAACTGTCGTCTATATTTGTATATAATTTTATAAAATAATTCTACCTGATTAGTAGTTACCTGTTTTAATACTTGTAGGCTTTCAACAAACCTTTTGTCAAATCTGCTAAGACTAATATTTCCCACCATATAGTGGGCAACATGCTCTGCTGTTTTTAGTTCTACCATTTTTATATTATATAGATTGTTTAAATCATTTGCAAGTATAAAGGAAAAAAGGGGACCGTAGTCCCCAAAAGTCAAAAAGAAATTTATCGAAACGGACTTATTGACATTGCCGTTACGCACACTGCAGGGGTTATGCCTTCATACAAGTTGTCTTAGCAAGATTCTTCCAGTTACCGGGACTGATCTTTACCAAGTCTGCAATCTTCAAACACATACGCAAGGACACTTCACGCAATTTTGTATGATTTTCCCACATAAAGTCAATCACAATTTGTGATTGTTCTTCATTGAAATCATAGTCTTTGAACAGACCACCATCCGCATCACGATGCACTTGCTTGATACGCAACATTTTATCACGATCACCGTCAATAGTCAGGTCCAGAAAGTGACAACGTGATTGCAATGCTTCCAAGTGATCCTGCAATTTCTTAGATTTGAGATTGCCGAATTTCAAGTTAGTGATAAAGATAGCACTACCATTGAAGTTGAAAGTATTCGGGATACCTTCTTCACGCAAGAGTCGTGAATCACTATTCCAGCAAATTCTACGTGTCTTACCTGAATCAAGTGCGGCCTTGAGAATGTTCAAACTCAAGTCATCAGTGAAAACACTATCACAATCATCAAAAATCAACACGTTCTTAGTGTCCGAATACTTGTACAGTTGAGTATATAAACCCAATGCTGTCATAGCACCTTTAACAATTTGAAAGCGAACTTTCTTACCTGCAAGTTTGTCAAACATACTTGCTTTTTCCATTTGTGTTTCAACACCATATGATTTGCCGACACCGGGCGGGCCTGACACAATCATAGCACGAATATCACCGTTGATACATGCACGTGACATTTCATCAAGGACCTCAAACCGTGTTGCAATACGGTCCATTGCCTCTGTCTCAGTTTCTTTAACTGTTTCTTTTTTAAATTCTACTGTATTTGCTACCACTTGTTCTCCGTTCAAAAATTCAATTTCATTAATACTATCAACAAGCACCTTAACTTCAGGGATGTTAATTGCGAATTGACCGTCATTTTTAACAGTCACATAACCACCTTTAGCACCGGTCTGAAAACCTTTAACTAAAGTAAATTCTGTATTGATTACAGATTGTTTACGATAAGAGCCAGAGAGAATGCGAATAGTAGACATTTAATTTCCTTTATTTCAGTGTCAATACAAGTATTGTATCACAATACCCATTTATTGTCAAATTTCAAGCCTTAAGCGGCCTTACGAAAATGCTGATAGGGCAAACCCAGTGTCCAAGCAAGGTAGTCATTGTCACCGTTTGTTTCTTCGGCTTCGTGGATCCAGCGCATAGCAGTAGCACGGTCTTTTGCACCCGCATTAATTAAGGTATGAATCCGTTGCTCAAAAACAACAACTGCCTTAGACTCTGACTCTTTGCGGGCAATTTCTTCACGGTCAATAACGCTACCCAGATAAGCGAATTCCTTCTGGAATGTCTCTAAAACCCAAGCACTGGTGTCAATACCTCGAGGACGAATACCATGTGCGTCCTTGTACATATCCCAATATGTAGCTTGGGCTTGTTCCAACTCTGACAACTCGTCCCAAGATTTGAATTCTGTAGTCATTTACAAGTCCTTTTCTTTACTGTCTAAGATTCTATTATAAACCCAAATCCATTTATTGTCAACCTTTTACAGGCTAGCAATATCGGCGTTCAATTCCTCAATCATTTCATCAATTTGGGAAGCAGACATTTGGTAAGCATCAGTATCACCAAGCGCCTCTTTGATCTGGTACTTTGCGTATTCCAGAGTATTGATCGCCTGTTCCAATTTGAGTACTTTTTGATTACGCATTCTTTAACTCCGTTTCTTGATTCAATACAAGTATTGTATCACCAAGCCCATTTATTGTCAAATTTTGGCAATTAATTGAGCATGAATTTCATTCATTTCCGACTGCTCTACATAGAAATCGGACCTAGGATCGTAATACTGGCCTTCACTGTTGTCATAATACAACACTCTTCCGGAGAAATTGAACGGGCCTTCTAAGCCATTGCGAGGGCCGTACTTTGTACGCATTTCATCCATCTGATACTTGTCAGCAACAACTTTGTAACCCATAAATCCCTTTCAACTGAATAAGAATCTATTGTAGCAGAAAGCCCATTTATTGTCAAATTTTAGATAAATTTATATTTTTCTACTTTTAGGAATTCATAACCATCACGATTGCGTGTTCCATATCTACCAACAAGTTCAATACCACCTGTAATTACTTTTTCTAATAATGAATGTAGTGGGTTAGAGGTCTCTACATTCAGTTGAACCAAATTGTTATCCTCTTTCTCC